TTGGTAGCACCCAAAACACCTAAATTAATAATCCCTAAAGTTAAAAAAGATAAACCATTAGTTCCTAGAGGAGCTGAGGAAACAGGTAAGTACTTGGATGGCCTACCCGATCCAGTTGGTTATCGTATTTTAGTAAGACCACATGTACCTAGTAAAAAAACAAAAGGCGGTATTTTATTATCAGATCAAACAGCTGAAACAATTGAAGTTACAACTGTAGTAGGTTTGGTAGTTAAAATGGGAAGCTTATGTTATAAAGATAAAGATAAGTTTCCAGATGGACCTTGGTGTAAGGAAGGTCAATTTATTATTTATGGTCGNTATGCTGGAGCCAGATTTAAAACTAAATTTGGAGAGCATAGGATTTTAAATGACGATGAGATAATAGCAACAATTAAAAAACCCGAGGATGTCCTCGCACTATTTTAAGGAGATAGTATGGCTGAAAATGCAGTGGAATTAGATACTGACGGAATTGAAGAAAAAGAAATTTCTGTAGAACAGGTAGATAAAGATGAAAAATTAGAGGTAGGTGAAGTTGACTTAGGTTATACGGATACCATTAAATCAGATACAAAAGCAAAAATAGTTAAAACTGAGTCTGGTGAAGACGATCTTACTGAACACTCAGATAATGTTCAAAAGAGAATAAATGGTTTAACTAGGCGTATGAGAGAAGCTGAAAGAAGAGAAAGAGCTGCTCTAGATTTTGCAAAAGGTTTACAACACAAGTTTTCAAAAACAGAATCAGCTTTACAAAAAACAGATCAAGAATTTGTAAATGAGTATGAAAATAGAGTTGATGTTGAGACTGATAAAGTTAAAACTCAACTTAAAAGTGCTATGCAAGAGCAAGACTATGATAAANTGATGGAAGCAAATCAAAACCTTACTAGGTTAGCTGTTGAAAAAGAAAAAGCTAAAATGAGAAAGGTTGAGATTGAAGAACAAAGTAAAAATACAGAAGTAAGTAGAGAGCAAGAGCAACAAGTTATTCCTCAAGAACCAAGCTCAAGAGCTAAAGATTGGGCTGATACTAATTCGTGGTTTGGTCAAGATAAAGTTATGACTAATGCTGCTTACACTATACACTCAGATTTAGTACAAAAGGGGTTTGACCCAGAGTCTGAAGACTACTATACTGAAATTGACAAACAATTACAGGATAATTTTCCTGGCAAGTTTGCTAAAGAGAAACCGATCCAAACTGTTGCCTCAGCGGGGCGTAAGCAGCAAGGACGCAGAAAAGTGACGCTCACTCGGTCACAAGTAGCAATTGCTAAAAAACTCGGAGTGCCATTAGAAGAATACGCTAAGTACGTGAAGGAGTAATATATGAACGAAAAAATAAACAAAACCTCACGCAGTTCAAGTGAAAGAAAAGATAGAGTTAAAGCTTGGACTCCACCATCAAGTCTGGATGCACCTCCTGCACCAAAAGGATTCAAGCATCGTTGGATAAGAACTGAGAGCATCGGTTTTATGGATACTGGAAATGTATCTAAAAAACTTAGAGAAGGTTGGGAGTTCGTAAGAGCTGAAGAAGTAAAATCCCAAATCGGTGATCATGATTTTCCAGTGGTTCGAGAAGGCCAGTATCAGGGGTTAATCGGGGTTGGTGGCCTTGTGTTGGCAAGGATACCTGAAGAAATAGTCGAGCAACGCAGGAAGTATTTTGAAAATATTACTTCAGATCAAGTTAAATCCGTTGATCAAGACATTCTAAGGGAGCAACGTCCCGAGATGCCTGTCAATATTGACAGACAGTCAAGGGTAAGTTTTGGTGGCTCTCGTAAAGGGAGTTAATTTTAATAATTATTTTATAAGGAAATAAAATATGGCTAATACTAATGTATCTTTTGGTTTGAGACCGCTTTCCAAGTTGGGTTCAAACTATAATAGTACTGGTAGTACAGAATACAGAATAGCCGCAGGAAACACCAATAGAATTTACCAAGGGATGCCAGTAATACCTACAGCAGCTGGGGTCATTGATGATCTTCAAGCAGCAGCGGGTGGAACGGTTTCTATCTTAGGTGTATTCTATGGTTGTGAGTATGTATCTAGTACTAATGGAGAAGTAATTTTCTCAAATAACTGGCCTGGATCTGGAGCTGATACAAATCATCCAGTAAAGGCTTTCGTATATGACGATCCAAATCAATTGTTTGTAATAGCAGCTGATGCAGGTGGCGGTGATTTTGACACCGAGGCTGAAATAAGAGCAGCAATATTTTTAAATGTGCAAATGGCAAATGGTAACAGTGGTAATAATACTACTGGTATTTCAACTGGTGTTGCAGATTTAAGTACAGCTGCAGTTACAGCAACTTTTCCTCTACGTATTGTGGGTATTCAAGAAGATGCTGAAAACTCTGACTTTACAGTAGCTGGTATTCCGTTGATCGTACGTATTAATAATCACTTTAATGCACCTAATGGATCTATTGTCCAAGGTACAGTATCAACATTAGGAGTATAGAATATGGCGATATCTAGACAACAATTAGTAAAAGAGTTAGAACCAGGCCTGAATGCTTTATTCGGTTTGGAATATAACAGGTATCAAAATGAACATGCTGAGGTATTTACATCAGAGTCATCTGACAGAGCTTTTGAAGAAGAAGTGATGTTAAGTGGTTTTGGATCGGCCCCTGTTAAATCAGAAGGTGGATCAGTACAATTTGATGATGCAAACGAATCTTTCACTGCAAGGTATACACACGAAACCATCGCTATGGCTTTCGCAATTACCGAAGAAGCAATTGAAGATAATTTGTATGACAGATTAGCTGGTAGATACACAAGAGCTTTAGCAAGAAGTATGGCAAATACTAAACAAGTTAAAGCTGCAAATGTTCTTAACAATGCTTTTAACGCAGCTTTCACTGGTGGTGATGGTGTATCATTATGTAATGGAAATCATCCATTATTAAGTGGTGGTACAATGGCAAATACTTTAGGGACAGCTTCTGATTTATCAGAAACTTCTCTTGAGCAATCTTTAATTGACATTTCTGCTTTTACTGATGAAAGAGGTTTAAAAATATCTCTACAAGGTGTTAAGTTGATAATTCCAAAAGAATTACAATTTACTGCTGAGAGAATTTTAAAGACTCCGCAAAGAGTGGGAACAGCTGATAATGATATTAATGCTATGGCTTCAATGGGAATGATTCCACAAGGTTATAGAATTAATCATTATTTAACTGACACTGATGCTTTCTTCATTATGACTGACGCTCCTAACGGATTAAAACAATTCGTAAGAAGTCCAGTAAAAACAGCTATCGAAGGTGACTTTGATACTGGTAATGTAAGATTCAAGGCAAGGGAAAGATATTCTTTTGGTTTTTCAGATCCAAGAGGTATTTTTGGAAGTCCTGGAGCAGCATAACAACCTTTTCCCTAAAAGGTATAAGAAGGGGGCTTACATAAGTCCCCTTTTTTATGTATACTATAAATTACCAAGAAATATAAATTGATATAGACTGGCTTGGCAGACAACCCTAGAGGACTATATCACTGAACTAGGAGATAAAGATGGCGAATACAACTTTTTCAGGACCAGTCCGTTCCGAAAACGGATTTGAGACTGTTTCAAAAAATGCAACTACTGGTGCAATAACAATTACCAGTGGAAACAAAATGGCAGTTGAAGCTGTTGCAAATGCTGGTATTGAAGGCACAGCAGGAGTTTATGTTACACAAGTAGAAAGATTTAAAAGTGATACAACTACTGGTGTTAATATAGTTAAAACAACAATCATGATTGACCTTACTGGTTTAAATTGTGGCGGCACAGCTGGAGATATAATTGGTGCTGATGGTGCAGGAGTTGCTCACATTGGACAAGTAACAGCAGCAAACCAAGGTACAGTTTTTGGTGTGACTATGGAATGTTTTGAAGCACCTACTACTGGAGACCCAGACATTGATTTACACTCAGCAACTGAAGGAACTGGTGTAGAAGACACAGCTATTGGTGATTTAAATGAAACTTTAATTATTAATGGTGGTGATGCTACTCTTGGTTCAAGAACAGTTGGTAACACAATTGCTGCTGATCAATTTTTGTATTTAACATGTGGGACCTCAACAGCAGGAACTTATAATGCAGGTAAATTAGTTATTACAATACTTGGCTTTGATGTAGCTAGTTAATAGGAGAAAATTATGAACTCAGATATAGGTGCATTAACTTTAACTAGTACTGGAGCTATTCAGTCTGGTAGAACAAGATTGCTATCTATTTATTATGTAGGTCATGCTTCAGCTGGTGCTTTAACTTTTAAAGATGGTGGGGGAAGTGGTACACAAAAACTTGTTATCGCAACACCTGCTGGAAGTGCAGCTGATCAATATCAAGTAGACATGCCTTTAGATGGTATTTTATTTAAAACTGATATGCACTTGACTATTAGTAATGTAACCTCTGTTACAGTTTTTGTAACACCGATTACACCAGCTACTGATAATGGATAACTATATAGCAGACCTAATTGGTTTAAAAAGGGGAGGCATGCCTCCCCGAAACAAAAAAAACTTTCGTTCTACAAAGTCTGGTGCGGGAATGACGCAAGCTGGTGTAAAAGCATATAGAGCAAAAAACCCAGGTTCAAAATTAAAAACTGCTGTTACTGGAGATGTAAAACCAGGAAGTAAGTCTGCAAAAAGACGTAAATCATTTTGTGCAAGAAGTGCAGGACAAATGAA